AGCGAATGCACGAGTGAAGGCACGAGTAGCAATACCTTTGAAGAGGAAGTTGTCTTCTGGAATATCATCTGTGCTAGTGTCAACATTACCCTTAACGATTAGTTTACCACCATCAATAGTGATATCCAATTCAGTTTCACCAAATCCAGCCACAGCCAATTCAATGGTGTAGTTGTTCTCATCATTCTTGCGAATGTTGTATGGTGGATAGTTGGGAATGTTTTTAGTGAGATCAGCATGCAATGATTGTAATTGTTTTGCTGATTCGTCAAAGCCGACAAAGAATTTGTCGAAGTCCTTAAAGCCTGGACCAAATAATGCGAGTTGTGGTAATGAATTACCCATAGTAGTTCTCCTATTAAGCGAGTTTTAAAAATAACTCTACCCCAAAATGGGCATAGAGGTTTGCTGGTTACTGGATCCAGCGGTAACTTAACGCAATACCAGCTTTATGCGATTCGTAACTTAGCGGTCCTAAGGTGAATTCTTAAACAGCTGGTAATTCAGCAGGTACTTCTGCAGCCTTAGCAGCTTCTGCAGCAGCAACCTGTGGTTCGCCCTGCGCTTTAATCTTTCCAATAACGGATACAACTTCTTCAAATGGGTGCTTACCCAATACACGAAGAATCATATTTGCTTCATCAACAGTCAATTCAAGTTTGATATTCATTTATCTACTCCAAGTTTAATGTAAAATTATTTAGCGGTAATCTTCTTACCGATATTATATTTAGGAACTAATTCCCATTCTGCTTTCTCTTTGTACGCAACTACTTTAATCTGCGATAAAGAGACTTTTGGTTCTGCTTTAGTATTATCTACAATCTTAAGCAACCCCCAATCTTGCAACAATCCAGCTACCGTGTTTCTGCGTTCAACATCGTTACCTGTAATGTTAGATTCTTTCCCATCCAAAGCGAATAACTCTTTGAAATGGACGATAAAATACCTACCCTGTTTATGCAAGATATGGCAGGACTGATATAACTTTTGTTCTTTGCGAGAAGCAATACCGATGCGGGTCAATGTTTCACGGATTTTCAAGAAGTTATCTGGCTCTGGTAAGACCACTTCCAACATAGAGTCGGGAGTCCAGTCATAATAAATCATTTCGACTGACATTATTTTCCACCTTTATATAATTTTTGTTCTATCATCTTCAACTGTTCTGGAGTCAATATCGCCAGAACCTCTTTTGCCTTCTCAGTAGAGTATTTATAATACTCCATGATAAGTTGAAGCGATTTACTTTCGGTGTCTTTTTTATGCCACTTCGAGAATCGCTTTTTCCTAGTTATAGTATTTAGGAAAAAGTCATTTTGCCAAATCTTGGGGATACCTGTATGCCTATTCATCTCATTGGCATACATTACGGTATCCGCAAAATAGGACAACCCCCTATTGATCATAAACGGATTATAGTCCTTTTCGACCAGAGGATCTTCTCGAATTAAGTCTTTCTTAGTTAGATTTATTTCATTTAAAAAGTCAAAAGGATTAGCCATTTTTCAACCCACTTTTGATAATATCTTCAGTGGATGCTGCAAACTTTTTGTTTGGATACTTGGCGACTAATTCATCTTCTACTTCTTTACCAGTTTTGCCCTGCGCCATAAACTGTTTTGTTTGTCTATCATAAACATAAATCGTATCGTTATGTCTCTCTAAAGAAATTTGAATTACATTCTCATTCAAATCTTGTTGGAAGGCATACATAATATTGTTCAACCTACGATCTACTTCTCTCTTGTGAACATAGAATCCATATGCTGCACCAGCAGCAAAGATCATCATTATCAATCCAAAGTAAATGAGGAATACCAAAAATTCTTCCATGGTGTCCTCACTTGAACTTACATTGAATCATAATCTCTGTCATCGCAGCAACAGTATTCAATTCATGGTCAGCAACGAATGCTGCCTTGTATTGATAGTCTGCAAGAATTAAAACGAGATGATGAATGGTTGATGGGTCAAGAAAATCAATCGCATTGTCATACAAATCTTTAAACAACTGAGTAGTTTCAATGTCAGAGTTTTTCGCCACCCACTTACGAACCTCAGGGAATTTCTTTTCCTTAAGGAATCCAACCAACTCACGGAAAGACTCTTGCGAAAGATTAACCAAAATCCCACTGTCGATTTTACCAGTAACTGAGTATCGTTGCAATTCATTTAAGATTCTGCGATAGTCAGGGAAGTGTTTGGTTACTACTTCGGCAACAGCTTTCGGATCAAACTCGATCCCCTCATCTTTAAGAATACCTGCTGCTCGCTTAAAGAACTGGGCAGCAATTCCCTGCTTCTCCTTACCATCGATTTTAAACTCCACAACAGCACAACGACTGTGTAATGGTTCAATGATTCGGTTTTTGAAATTACAGGTAAAGATGAAACGGCAATTGTCAGCAAACTCTTCAATGAACCCACGGAGGGCTGGCTGAGTCGAATTGGCGTTTAGGTAATCCGCTTCGTCAAGGATAACGACCTTCTTAGAGTCGGTCAACGAAACAGTTGAAGCAAACGATTTGATTTTGGTGCGCAGAACATCGATACCTGATTCTTCTGAACCATTAATCAATAGATACTCTGCACCAATCTCATTACATAATGCTTTGGCGATAGTAGTCTTACCTACACCAGCTGTTCCGCAGAACAAAAAGTTAGGTAACTGACCACTAGCAACAAACTCTTTGAATGTATTTCGTAACCCTTCAGGAAGGATACACTCATCGATAGTTTTAGGACGATACTTTTCAACCCAAAGAAACTGCTCACTCATAATATAATTCTCTCAATGTTGACCAAATGGTAGAGGAGGACGATCATAGTCCTCCTCTGGTACTACTACATAATAATTATTCGAAGCTGGAATCGGATTCGACGGCAACAAAGTAGACAAGGTCTCCTGCTCCTGCGAATCGGGAGATTCGTTTGCTGGAGATCGACACATTATATTCTCCTGGAATCATTTTAAGGTTTTCGATCTTCAGATTAACCTTAAACTTCTTATCGGTTGCACCGAAGTCCACTTCATAGGTATTGGCTGTAGCGTTTTTCTTATCGCCAACAACACCTACAATTTTACTACCATCACCAACGATAGACAGGTCTGGTGAACCAAGAACTGAAGCAGTCTTCATAATCAAACCATAGGACTGGCTTGTGAACTTAAACTCGATATCCGCATTAGGGAAAGTAATTTCCTTTTGTGGTGTAGTCAATACAGATGCTTCTGCAGCATAGAATTTAATACCACCATTAGCACCTTGCTTAATGGAAACGAATTTATCGCTAAACTCTAATTCTGGATCATCAAACAAAGACATCGCAGCAAGGAACTGGTTCAAGTCATAGATACCAAAGTCATTTGGGAAGGACTCGGCAATAGTTGAGGAAGCCATAACACTCTTGCCTGAAGAGATTGTGGAGATTTTACTACCAGCCTTTAAAAGAAGATTGCTGTTAATGCCAGCAAAGTTCTTAAAAATATCTAGCGTTGGTTTACTTAATTTCATTTAGTGTTTCCTTTTCGATTAAACATAATAATATGTATATACATTATACCATAAATCTGCATGAGAGGCAAATTATTTTTCAACAGAATACTTTACATCGTGTTCATATAAAAACATTAGGCAACACATTGCATGAGCCAAGTGGTTCTTACCTGTTTCGGGATCGTTCTGCTCTCCCTCTTTCCATGCCCAAAGATGTCTTTGCATTGCGTCAAAGTATCTGCGTTTTGAATCAGGCACATGCTTCCAATTATCTGGTTCGTATTTCTCCGCACCAAATGTTAGAATCTCTACTGTCGCTTTTAACGCAAGCGGAGGTAGCAAACCATATTGTAGTTTACCACCATCAAATTTTCGCCCACCAGTCGTAGCTGATTGGGACTTTGCTACTTCAAGTTTTGAAGCCATCATAACTCCATAATGAAAAATGAGTCAAGATACTCCGAAGAATATCTTGACTCAATGGCACGATTAACTACGCTGTGCAGTAAAAGCGTCAGCACCGAGAACAGCAGCAGCGATTGCAACAATACGCTTGCTTGGCTGACCGATACGATACTTGGTAGTCTTGCTACCATCACTCAACTTAGCAGCATTGCTGTAAACGCAGTAACCTTGCTCACGAAGATTACGGATTGTGCTTGCTGGGTGTGCAATACCGAAAGACGCTTTGATCTGCTTTGCGGTAAATTGCTTACCAGATTGCAACTGGTTCAACAACATTTCTTGCTTTGACATATAATAAACTCCATAATAAAGCCATCAATAAAAAGAGGGGAATGGCGATGGCATATAACCAAACCCCTAAGCCGATTAAACAGCGATGCCGTTGTCTCTCAATTCTTGGAGAAACTCTGCATCACTCTGTAATTCTACCACAACTGGGTCACTCTCGGCAATTATTTTTTCCAACTTTGTCTTATCGTTTGCAACTTTTGCTTTCGTAGACTTAGCGTTAGGTGCTGGGAACTCATACACACCACGGGAAATTTTATTGGAAGCATACAACCAGTTCGGGTAACCGATCTTCTCTCCCTTATCTCCCTTGCGTTTTGCACGGAGTTCGTTATAGGCATGTGCACAACCCTTGAGGGTTACTGTACCGCCATCTTTCAGGCTGGGATCGAATTCGATCATTGCATCTACCCAACGCTTTTGTGCTTTCGTCAAATCATTATACTTCAACATAATCAATTTCCTTTTCAAATAATATTAAATAACTTCAGTGGTTGTTACAACTTCTGGAGTAACATCGGGTTGAACTTCAACATCCAACTCTCCAGCGGATACCTTGTCAAACAAGTCAACAAAGGCAAGGCGAGTCGCATCATCAAATCGATTAGTACACAACTCGATTGCTTTCTTCTGATTCTTAAAGATCGAGAATGCTCGAACAATATGAACCAGACGACGAGTAGTGATTGTCTCATCGACACCACCAGCGTCAAAGGTTCGGCGAATGGCTTCAGCCCACTTCACCAAATTACTTGCAAATTCCTCATCAAGACAATTATACGACTTCATAAGGTTGCAGACAATTTTATTTTCCACTTTTGCATCAGGGTATTCCTGATTGAAAGTTACTGCAAATCTTTCCAAGAATGCTTCGTTCAGGACATTGGTACCGATATAGCGACCATCGTCTGAACCCTTACCCTTAGTATTTGCAGTCGCAAACAGATTGAAACCTACAGCTGGGTATACCATTTCGTTCTTCAGTTTGAAGTAGAATGGCTTACCTTCGAGAATTGGTTGCAAACACAAGAGGGTGTTAGCACCACCAGCATCGATCTCGTCAAGCAGAAGGGGAATACCCAAACGCATTGCAATCATTACTGGACCTTCAACGATCTCCACATTACCATCGACAAGAGTCTTAGAACCGATCAGCTGATCTTCGTCTGTCATCTTGTTCAGGTTTACACGGATTAATGGTCGTTGCAGTTTGGCACAGATCTGTTCAATCGATGTGGACTTGCCATTCCCAGTTGGACCAGAGATGTAGGTCGGATAGAATTGCTTAGAAGAAACAATTCGTTCTAAGTCTTTGTAGTTACCGAATGGTACATAGTTACCATCGAGTTTAGGAATAAGGGAATCCAAATTCGTATAATCCACAATCACACTTTCGGGTTGCTGTGGTGCAAGAGCAGTATTACCAGCCATCGGTGCAGTTACGCTACCTCCAGGAATTGCATACAGCCCACGACCAATTTTTGTTTTCATAAGCCAGAGGGGAAACTTCTCGGTCTTGAGTTTTGACATCACCTCAAGAATTTGAGTTCGGGATACTTGACCACTGGTCTTTGTATCGGGAAACATCTCAGTCAGTTTTGTTTCAAACTGATTAACAAACACATTATCTTTAGCCATCATTCACTCCATTCATAATAAAAATTAAACACCAAACGCCATGTCATGCTCAAACGCAGTAAGGCAACTTTCAACTTCTTCTCGGTTGAATAATCGTCCACCAATCACAACCAACTGATCCTGCAAACCATATTCGACTGCAAGGTTGATCAACTCATTGTCTGTAAAAGAATCCCACATAATATTAAACCCCATAAAGAACAGACAAATAACCAGCGACATAAGAATCGGAAGCACCGATAGTAGTACGCAAATTATTAACAATAAAATCTAAGGTATAACCAGCCTTTTCGGTAGGACCACCACCAACAGCATTAATTGCTAGGTCGGAAGTAGCGTCGGAAACGCCAGCAGAAAAACTCAAATAATCACTCATAATATATTACCTTTCTCAATCGTATATAATTATTATACCATATCTTGGAATTAAAGGCAAGCGATTCTTGCAAATAACCCTACAAAAAGTAGGGCTATTTTTCCTCATAAAATCAACAACTTAGGCAACTAAACCCACAAATCTGTTCAAAACCACCCTGCTGGACTTCTTAACATTGAGGAATTTACCGAATTGCTTGGCTATCGCCTTAGCGTTCATATCGGC